GTAGTATCATCTATATTTATAATACTCTGATAAAAAAGAGTATTATATTTATCTAATTTTTAAAGGAGACAAAATGGCAGGTAAAAAAACTAAATACATGGCTGGCGGTGGCATGAATAAAAAAACTAAATACATGGCAGGTGGCGGTAAAAATTCAAAATACATGGCTGCTGGTGGCATGAAGACAGAGGTTGGTAAAGAAGCTAAAGTTGAACAATACAGAGATTATGTTCAAAGAATGTTTGGCGGTGGTATGACTGAACCAGCTATGAAAAAGAAAAGAAGTAAAGGCATGGCTAGAGGTGGTAAGAGCTAAATAGAGTTCTAATGACCAAAAGAAAAAGAGAAAACCCTATACCCAAAACAACTAAGGGTAAGGGTGCAAACTATCGCCCTACTAAGTCTGGTGCTGGTATGACAAAGAAAGGAGTTGCTGCGTATCGCAAAGCAAATCCAGGTTCTAAATTACAAACAGCAGTAACAGGTAAAGTAAAAAAAGGAAGTAAAGCTGCAAAACGCAGAAAGTCTTTCTGTGCTAGGTCTTTAGGTCAATTGAAGAAAAGTTCAGCTAAAACAAGAAACGATCCTAACTCAAGAATAAGACAGGCTCGTAGAAGATGGAAGTGTTAATACTATGGTAATATCAAGAACTAATATGAAAAACCAAATACAGAAAGCACCTGCATCTAAAAAAAAGGTTAGTAAAACTAAATCTGGTGTAACTATAACTAGAATTAAAAAAACATAACATGGCAACAAGCGGTACTCATACATTTAATTTAGATTTAAGCGATATTATGGAAGAGGCTTATGATATAGCTGGAGCAGAATTACGCTCTGGATATAGCTTTATGGGTGCTAAACGTGCTTTAAATTTAGTTTTTTTAGAATGGCAAAATAAAGGATTAAACCTTTGGACTGTAGAACAAGGAACAGTAAGTTTATCTTCAGGAACTAGTAGTTATAGTTTAGACAGTTCTGCAATAGAAGTTATTGACGCTTTTATAAGAACTGATTCTGGTGATGTAGATAAACAGTTTGATCAAAGATTAAACAGAATATCTAGAACAGAATATAACCATCAAGCTAATAAATTAAATAAAGCAAAACCTACACAATATTTTGTAGATAAAAATACAGGAACACTACAAATAGTATTATGGTCAACACCTGATGATGCAGAAACTTACACCTTAGTTTATGACTATATACAAAAGATTGAAGATGCAGGTACAGTTGCTAGCAATAATGCAGATGTGCCAGCAAGATATTTACCTTGTTTAACTTATGCACTTGCTTACAATTTAGCTTGTAAAATTCCTGAATCAATACAAAGAGTTCCTATGATAAAACAACGATATGATGAATTATGGAATGAAGTTAGTGATGCAGATAGAGAAAGAGCGTCAGTAAGATTTGTACCTGATTTAGCAACTTATAGATAATGGCATACGCAAGAGGTAAAAAAGCATTAGGTCAATGTGATAGATGTGGTTTTACAGTTAAATTAAATGAACTTCAATATGAAATATTTGATGGTAAACGAAATGGTTTACGAGTTTGTTATGAATGTTTAGATGAAGATCATCCACAATTAAAGTTAGGTGAATTAAATATAGTTGATCCACAAAATTTATACAATCCTAGGGTAGATACAGGAGAAAAAGATTCTACTAGTTACTACGCATTTGATCCTGTAGGTGGTGGAGTTACAGAATTTGGTTCTAGCACTATGGGATTAGATATAAAAGGAGAAGTGGGTAAAGTTAAGGTAGTAATAACATGAGTTGGACATTTACAACATTAAAAACAGCAATACAAGATTATACGCAAAATACAGAGTCTACCTTTGTAACTAATCTACCAACTCTTATAGTACAAGCTGAAAATAGAATTATTAAGTCAGTTGAACTGCCTAATTTTAGAAAAAATGTTACGGGCACTTTAACATCTGGAAATCCCTATTTATCTACACCTTCAGACTATTTATATCCATTTTCTCTAGCAGTTTTAGATAGCAGTAATAATTATGATTACTTACTTAATAAAGATGTTAGTTTTATAAGAGAAGCTTATCCTACTGCAAGTACAACAGGTAGCCCAAAGTTTTATGCACAGTTTGATGATGACACTTTTATAGTAGCTCCTTCACCAGATGCTAATTTAACAGTTGAATTACATTATTTTTATATACCAGAATCTATTACTGTTGCATCTTCTGGTGAATCTTGGCTAGGCAGTAATGCCACAGAAGCTTTACTTTATGCTAGCTTAGTAGAGGCTTATACATTTATGAAAGGTGAGCCAGATATATTGTCTGGTTATGAAAATAGATTTAAAGAAGCTTTAGAAAGACTTACATTAGAATCAGATGGTTACAATCGTAGAGATGCGTATAGGGATGGATATAGGAAAATAAATGTTTAGTGTAGATGTAGAAACAACCATAGGGCAAGTAGCAGTACAGACTACACAAAATAAAGGATTAAGTCCTGAATATTGGACAGAAAGAATATTAGAAAGATTAGTATCAGTAAGCGATAACGCTGATCCTATGGTAAAAGCACAAGCAGAGGCTTTTAAAGAGCAAATAGAAAAGGTTATTTTAATTTATATAAAACAAGCCATTTTGAGTGACAGATCAACTGTAGCAGGTATGTTAGAGAAACAAGGTCATAAAGAGATGGCAAATATTATAAGGAGGCTGTAATGGCAATATCACAAGCAATGTGTACTTCTTTCAAAAAAGAACTTTTGGAAGCAAAACACAATTTTTTAAACTCAGGTGGAAGTACATTTAATTTAGCACTATATACAAGTGATGCTAGTTTAGGTGCTGGTACAACTGCATATACTACTTCTAATGAAGCTAGTGGAACTAATTATACGGCTAAAGGAGCTTCTCTAACTAGAGTAGACCCTACTACATCAAGCACAACTGCATTTACAGACTTTGCTGATTTAACTTTTAGTTCTGCAACTATAACTGCTAATGGAGCTTTGATATTTAATGATTCTGCATCAGGAGACCCAGCAGTATGTGTATTAGCTTTTGGTGGAGATAAAACTTCTACCAATGGCGATTTTACTATTCAATTTCCAACAGCAGACGCATCAAACGCAATTATTAGAATAGCTTAGTAGATGGCTAATGTAACAGGTTGGGGTCGAGGCACTTGGGGTCAAGGCGAGTGGGGAAACCCTATACCTGTAGAGGTTACTGGAAATGTTGGTACTACTGCATTAGGTTCAGAAACAGTAGTTGCAAAAGCATTAGTAGCGGTTTCAGGTAATGTAGGTACTACAGCAGTAGGAAACTCTGTAGTAATTGGTGAGGCAGTTCAAGGTGTATCTGCTGTTACATCTACATCTGGTCTTGGTGATGAAAGTGTATCTTGTGCTGCTAATATTGCTGTTACAGGAAATGCAGGAACAACGGCTTTAGGATCAGAAACTGTAGTTGCAGGTGCTGTTACAGCAGTAACTGGAAATGCAGGAACTTCAGCACAAGGCACAGTAGTAGTACAAGCAGTAGCAGTAGTAGGTGTAAGTGCTGTAGTTTCTACTAGTGGATTGGGTGATGAAAGTTTAATAACTAATAATAATTTAGCAGTAACTGGTTTTTCTGGTACTACTTCTTTGGGTAATGAAACTACAATAGCTCAAGCTGTAGTTTTACCAACAGGTGTAGAAGGTATTGGACAAACAACAATAGTTAATATTTGGGAATTAGTAGATGATTCGCAAACTGCTAATTATGTTGAAATATCAACAACACAAACTCCCAATTGGAGTGAGGTTGCATAATAATATATAATTTTTTGAGGAAAATAGATGGCTAGTACATATGTAAATAATTTAAGACTCAATGAAATGGGTACTGGTGATGCGTCAGGAACTTGGGGCACTACAACGAACACCAACCTAGAGTTGATTGGTGAGGCTCTTGGGTTTGGCACAGAAGGTATAACAACCAACGCAGATACACACACTACTACAGTTGCAGATGGAGCATCTGATGCTGGTAGAGCTATGTATCTTAAATATACAGGCACACTAGACTCAGCTTGTACTATTACGATTGCACCTAATACTATGAAAAGGTTGCAGTTTATTGAAAACGCCACTACTGGTTCTCAAAACATCATAATCTCACAGGGCACAGGAGCAAACGTAACTATTCCGCCAAGTGACACTAAAGCAGTTTACTTAGATGGTGCTGGTTCTGGAGCAGCAGTAGTAGATGCTTTTGCAAATTTAAACGTAGTTGATTTACAAGTAGAAGATGATTTAGCTGTTACAGATGATGCAACTATAGGCGGTGATTTAACTGTAACAGGAGCTTTTGCTGGAAATGGAACAATTAAACTAGACGGAAATCATCCAACAGCTACAGGTAATTCAGCTTTAGGAGACACAGCACTAGACTCACTAACTACAGGAACAGATAACACCGCAGTTGGTGATGTAGCTGGAACAGCAATTACTACAGGGACAGACAATACTTTTGTAGGACATGATGCTGGTAAAACTGT